AAGTCTAAGTCGTCTAAATCATTTTGGATCCGTTTGCTCATCCATTCAGCATTCTTTTCATTCATTACATAAGTTGATACCCATTGATAGATACCTTTCCATATTGTGAATGGATTGTTGTTGATTATTTGGACTTGTCCCGGGGCTACATGACCGATTTTAGCATTAATAGGATATACAGGAAATATGGTAACTACCAATCCGCTATTAGCATCAGTGTAAGTTTCATTCGTCGAATACCATGCAGAAGCTTCTGAACTGTCGCCTGTTGTCCATATTAACTGTTTGTCATACTGAGTTTTAATGTCGGTTATTTCGTATTTACCTACATTGGAATCTGCAAACTTAGGCCAGTATTCAGGATCGCTTACGCCGGCTATAGTTATTCCTGAAACAAATCGAGTATTCTTATAATCAGGATTGCCAAACAACCATAAGCGAGAATAGTAGATTCCACCGAACCACTTGCATTTTGTTATTCTTGGTCTGTCGGCAGCATCGACTTTTGTCCATGTTATCTCAACATTGTTTACGCCTGTTGGGGGTTTTACGACGAATGTAACCGTGCCATTTGTAAGATTTACGGTATAATCCGTTGTTACGGTTTTTTCAACTCCGCCGACTTTTACAACATCAACGGAATCTATATTGGTTTCAAGTAGTTGATATACTGTAGCATCGTTATTGCCGCTAAATTTCTGCGTTTTCTGCCCTGTTAAATAGTTGATTGATTCAAGTAATGTTCCTCCACCTGTCGGGGGGCTTGCTGTGGCTACTGTTGGAGTATAGCCTACTACAAGAAGAATTTCTCCTGAGCCTGTCCATTTGTAATAATTGTTTCCGTCAAGAATATAGACTGAATTGTTATTGGCAAATATCGTTGTGGGGTAAGTGTTGGCTATTGCTCCCAGGTCAGTATTGGCATGGGTTGTTAGGTTATGCTCGTATAAATGACCGTTGCATGAAAAAATAAAATGCGGTATGCCTGATAATTCCCCATACCACATTCCATTAATTTTATGATTTCCTAGTGACGCAAACAATTTAGTATATCCAAACATTTTTGACAATTTGTTATCATCGGTGATTATCCAGTTTGAGCTTTCGGAGGCTTCGCCTAATTGCAGAAGTGTTTCTGTTTCTGACTTGTTCACTCCTAAGAATTTATCTATTGTTACTGGATTCATTTGAGACATTCACATCACCCCCCCTAAAAGCCGTAAACATCTATTATCTCCGCATTACTTAACGGCATTTTTAGCATGGATTCCTTTTTCAACTCATTGAATTTGCTTCTGCAACGTGCGGCTAACTCATCGTTCATATCAGACATTGCAAAATGTTCAGCAAGGTAATACGCGCCTGCCGTAGCCGTGATGTCGTCAATTTCCATGGCCTGCGAAAGATCGGTTATTTTAGTGGGGATAGGGATATACTTTATTCGCACAATGCCCTCGTAGGCAAATTGGATATATAAGTCTTTATTTCCTTCCCACTTATGGCTTGCGTCTTGTTCGTACTGCCACATAGGATATTCATTAATGACTTGTGAACGGTTTTTGAAATCATCCGGCATTGTAACTTTATACCACGGTTTGAAATCCGGCACTTTATCGGCTGTAGGGTACTTGTAGGGGCATAATGCACGGTGAATGTGTCTGTAGTAGTAAGTGCCGCTAAAAGTCATTGTAGCGTCTGCTGTAGCGTCCAGTATACCTTTACATGGCAAGAAGGAGGTTGTACCCTCTGGCACAGTTATTGTAATTGTTTCATTGAATACCGTTTCCGGTCCGCCATTGAAAGAGTATTTTCCTGTGATTCCCGGAAAGGTTACAGTGCAATCTCCATCTACTTCAAAATAGAAGCAGTTCACACCTTTTGCGGAATAGGATTGTGTATCGCCATTGTTCTCCACAGGCGTACATTGAAGGGTATCGCCTAATAGATTCTTTTTCCGTATGCACGATATTTCAAAAGTCTTGTACAAATCCCCACTTTTCGCCATTTCCTTTTGAAACATATCCAATAGCCGAGGGGCTTTGTGTCGATATTCTTTTGTTTGGTTTGGGTCAACTGTGCCGGAATTAGACAATTCATCCATGATAACGATTGACATATCATAGATTTCTTGTGCGGTGTAACTCATATTATCACCTCTTTTGGGCTTTATGCTCTCTGTAATGGGCTAAAAGTTCGCCCTTGTTTTCGGTTTCATAGTTGCAATACTTGCATTTGTACTTCTTTTCCTGTTTGGCTTCTTGTGGCTCCACAGGCTCGCCTACAGGCTTTAGGAATGGTTTATTTTTTCTTATCCATTCAATCAGCTTTGGGTCGTCTGTCTCAAATTCGCCCTTATCGTCAAAGGCAAACATTTCTTTCAGTATTTTATAGTCGATAATGTGTACGTTGGGTTGATATTTGTATTTCATTCGATTACCTCCAAAATTAAAGGGGAGGTTTCCCTCCCCCTCACATTAGGGCAGTTTCACCACGCCTATTTTCACGTTGGATACGGTGCCACTATTGGTTACTGCCACTCCAACAGTTACTTCGCTTGCGGAGTTTTTGAACCTTACAGATTCAAGGGGTCCTATTGCGACAGTCGCGCCTTTTGCGACGGTTACTGCCAAATCGCCTAAGTTGCTACTTAAAAAGTCGCCTTTTGATACGGTGATTGTTGCGGTTGTAGCGTCTGCTGTGTTGGCATTCTCAACAAGCAATACAATCCTTTCGTCGGGCTTATCGCTAAAGTCAACGGTCTGTGAAGCTGTTGCATCATTCAATGTAACCGCAACAGAACCATTTCTTATGCAATCAGAAGCAGTTATAGCCATATTATATTCCTCCTTTCTTTAATTAAGCTTCAGCCGCAGTCTTAATCTTGAAGCATACAGCTTCTTTGGGAACTATCAGCTTTGCGCCGCAGAGGAATAAACCTCTGTGAATATCGCCAAATCTCTTAGGATGTCTAATTGATTCAGACTGATTAATCTGTTCAGCGTAAGCTATAGCTCTCTTTGTTCTGACTATGCAGTATGAGGTTGAGCCTACTGCGGTACCATCAGTAACAATGTTGTTGGACACATAGATATCCAGTCCCCACATTTTCTTTACAAGTCCGGTTTTCAGTACATCGCTGTTGTCAGTGTCTTTGATAGTCTTCGCAAGTACAAACTTTGCGTAAACATCCGGCGAAATTTCAAGGTACTTCGTTTCCCTTTCCGGCACATTGGCAAGCCTCATAGCTTTGTCAGCTGCCGCAAGTAGCGTCAGGACATTTGCGGAAGTGAATGAGGATGCAAAGGATACGTCCTGCACCATGTCAGAGTACAGTTTATAAACGAAACTGTCGGCATAGTCTGAAATCTTATATGCAGCGTTACGCATGGTGGAATTTTCAAAGGCACTGGCCTTGTCCATCTGCTTCTTGTCGATATCGTCGAGATAATACTGGAATGCTTGGGATTCAGTAATATCAAGATACTGTGCTGCATCGTCTATGATTTCAGGGTCTGCCATATCGGTGTTCCTGGTGTATTCAAACAAGCTGACTTCACCAGGGGTCAAGATTTTAACCCGATCACCCTTCGATGTAATATCGCCCTCGTACTCTCTGTTACAGTGTTTTACGGCTATTGCCGCGTTTTCCCTTTCTTCCAATAGCTTCGCATGAGCTATCTCCGGAATAAAATTATAAGGCATATTCTTTCATCTCCTTTTCATAATTAAAGAAAGCACCTTACCAATGCTTTCTTGATTCTTCAAGTGTGGATAGATTTTTCTGTACCCACTTCATATCATGTTTGTTAGCTTCAAAATCTTCTTTCGATATAAACCCTCCTGTCTTGCCGCTTGTTTTTGCTGAACCTGTTGAAGTTGCCGCGTTTTTGTTATTAGCCTGCTCAATCTGTTGCTGTGTTTGATACTTTGCCATTTCATCCTTTAGGCGTTGGTTTTCGTATCTCATATAAGCCTCAGTCAAGCTTCTGCCTTCCTTGTGTTCCTTCCATACTTCTACAGGAATATCTTCCGGCTTCACATCAGGATAGGCTTCGAGAAAATCGGTATACTGTTTGTGTTCAGCCTCCTTTTCCTCTCTGGCTTTTTTTTCAGCAAGCGTTTCCTCTCTAAACCGTTTGCTTTCTACAAGCTCGTTTAGTAATTCTTCGGGAACATTGGAATACTGTTGCATGATTCTGTTTTCAAGTTCCTGTTCCTGTAGTGCCTGTTTGTACTCAGCTTCGGTCTTGATTGGTTTGCCGTGCCATTCGTAGCCTTGTTCGGCTATCCATTCGTCACGTGCTTGCTGTGCGGCTTCTTGTCTGGCTCGTTCAACGGCTTTATCGTAGTTCATACCTTTTTGAATGTGCTGTACCGCCTCATCATAAGGCAATTCAAGTTCTTGGTGATTATACTTGACCTTAATCCTTTGCGGCTCTGGTGTCGGCTCCGTCCCGCCTCCGTCTGGTGCCGGTGTCGGTTCTGTTGTCGGTTCTGGTGAAGGTTCTCCACCGCCCAAATTAACTCCATC